CATGTATGGAGGTATTAATGTCGAACAATCCGCGCGTCCCCCACAGAATGCCACTTTATCAATCCGTTTTACTTCAGCCAGACAAAGTTCCAAATCCAAATAAATACAAATCCGCTGACTTCAAATCTTGGTATCAGACAAAATGGTGGCGCATCGCAAGAAAGGAATGGCTCAAACAGCACCCACATTGCGCAATATGTCTTGACTTAGATAAAGTCAAAACAGCAAACGTAGTCGATCATCGTATCCCGCATCGCGGGGACCGGAACCTATTCTTTAATTGGCTCAATCTCCAATCTCTTTGTTTCTTCCATCATAACTCTATCAAGTCTGCGCTCGAGCGGAACAATACTGTTGGGGCTAAAATCGATGGTAATCCTAATATCCCAAACGATGGGTGGTAATATGTCTAATTCACGCAAACTCATTCATAAATCCCCCGAGGGGATTTCTGAAAAGCCCACTGAAACGCCTTCATTCTGGGATAATCCTCCCCCGATGTCAATCGCCGCACTTGAGGTATATAACATTATCAAGAAGCGTATTCCTGATCCTAAAGATTATAACATAGATCATGAGGACATATTCGACATTGTATCATATTGCGAAATGCAGGCTTGGCTTATTCAGCGTCCAATGGCCGAAATCTGCGATACAGTTCAACAAGAATTTGCTCATGGTCAAACTCGTTTACACGTCAATCCAGAGTTAAATGCCTGGCTAAAAGTCAATCATCATTGCCAGGCGATGGCCATTCGTTTGTTCAAGCGTGGACGTCCGCAAGGCAATCATCAAGAAGCACGCTCCCTGGATGGTGGCGATCTTAAAGCCTCAGACTTCCCCCTATCCATCAGAGATAGTGCTATTGAGGCCAAAAGGCTAATGGAGGGTAAGGATTATTCTAAGATAATGCCGCACGCAATTATGATTGGTGGTAAGCCACCAGATAGGCAGTAAAATGGCGAAAGGTAATCGCACTAAGCGTACAATAGATCATGCTGATCATCAACAAGACAAATCTCTCAATCGTATGAATCAAAAACGCATCAAACCAAAGGCTGGGTTTTTGGTCCCTTCCCCCAATATTATAACTTGGCCTGACGAATATTCCCGAGCGGAAGCAATGAAGACATTTATCGAGGAAACATGTTATGTTCCTGAAGGCGTTTTAATAGGTCAAAACTTTCATCTATTGCCTTTTGAGTTGGACTTTATCAAGCATGTATATCGGCTTGAAAAGGGACGCAGGATTACTAGGCGTGGCATTATGTCAATTGCCAGGAAGAATGGTAAGACAGGATTTATCGCTTCACTTCTGCTTGGTCATCTTATAGGTCCAGAAGCAGTTATCAATTCACAACTGTACTCGACTGCCCAAACTCGTCAGCAGGCAAGTATTGTATATAAGCTTTTGGTTAAAATTGCTAGGCAAAATCCAATACTCAATTCTAACCTGTATCTGCGTGAGGGAGGTAAACAAGCTACAGGTCTAGGCCCTAATACCTTGTATGAATCCCTTTCAAGTAAATCTTCTACTGCTCATGGCCTGTCTCCGATCCTAGCTATTCATGATGAGCTTGGTCAAGCTGGCGCTATCTGTCCGATATATGATGCTGTGGAAACTGGTATGGGCGCTTATGAAGAGCCTCTTAGCCTAATCATTAGTACTCAAGCACCAGATGATACATCATTGTTATCGGTCATTATAGACGATGCACTCAACAATCCTCAGCCAGAAACCTATCTTTGTCTTTATACTGCGCCTGATGAATGTGACATTAGTGATCGTAAATTTTGGGCAATGTCTAATCCTGCACTTGGTATTTATCGGATGGAGCATACTATTGAAGAGTTATCAAGGACAGCTATTCGCATACCATCCCAGGAACCTACATTCAGGAACCTGTATCTTAATCAACGTGTTAATACCATTAAGGTATTTCTTCCCAGGATAGTCTGGGAACTAAATAGTGCGATGCCTTCGTGGGAGGAATGCGCAGGCAAGGTCGCCTATCTTGGACTAGACCTTTCATCTCGAGTCGATCTAACTGCCTTGATTGCTGATGTTCCTTTGGATAATGGTTATCATGCTATCTTCCCCCGATGTTTCTTGCCATCGGAGGGGATTGCTGAGAGGGAATTGCGGGACCGTGTTCCTTATCGGGCATGGGCACAACAAGGCCATCTAATCCTTACGCCTGGATCGATAGTTGATTATGACTTCGTCCTGAATGAAATTAAGTTAATGATGGAACATTTCCATGTTGAGAAGCTAGCATTTGACCGTTGGCGTATTGAGTTCTTGAAGATGATCGCTGATAAGGAAGGGTTGAATCTACCTTTAGTTCCATTTGGTCAGGGTTTCAAGGATATGTCACCAGCTATGGAGTCAGTTGAAACGATAGCTACAGATGGTAAATTCCTTCACGGAGGACATCCTGTCCTTAAATGGGCAATGGCTAACGCAAAGATACGGAAGGATCCATCTGGTAATCGAAAGCTAGATAAGGAAAAATCAACAACACGGATAGATCCAGCTGTCGCTCTTGTGATGGCTAATGGGGTTATTTTCAAGGATAATGAGCCGCCGCCTGGAGATCCATTTATACTCACGGTGGGTGGCAAGACTAGTCCTGTTAAACCTTCCCCTAATACGAGCATAATGGAAGCGTAATTTTTCACTTTGCTACAGATAAATTTTGGAAGATACTTCGGGATTATTGCGGGGAGTTAAACGGATGAAGCGCGTTGCGCCGTCTATCGGGAAACAGGAATTCAAGTCCGCAAGTTTTGTGGTATCTAACGTTCAAGATCGCCATGCGATCTTTATCGCATCGTCGGAAGACAAGGATCGGTATGGCGATATCATTCGTGTCAATGGATGGGATTTGACGAATTATAAGGCCAATCCGATCGTATTGTTTGGTCATCAGTCGCGGAACCTACCGATTGGATCCGCGAAAGCTTGGATCGAGGGTACACAGCTTTTTGCCGATGTTGAGTTTGCTGCGAAGGAAGTCTATGATTTCGCCGACAGTGTTTACAAGTTGGTTAAGGCAGGCTTTCTGAATGCTGTCTCCGTCGGCTTTCAGCCCACAAAAATGCCTAATGAAATTAAAGACCCAGATACTAATAAATGGACTGGGGGTTATGAGTTTATTGCGCAGGAGTTGTTGGAACTATCTGTTGTTCCGGTTCCTGCGCTTCCTGGTGCCCTTGCCATAGCTCGTTCATTTGATATTGATGAGCAGCATGTGCTGAGGGCGATGCCTGATATTGCCAATGTGGACGGCGCGTCTGCCTTTCATGCGGCACTACAGCGCAAGATTGCCATTATTGGGGCATCCGCTCCTATTTGATTGGAGACGCTAATGAATTTGAACGAACGAATCAAGGCGTTGCGGACGCAGCGCGCTGAGCTCTTGAAAAAGAGCCAAGAAATTTCCGACAAGGTTGCGTTGGAAAATCGTCTCTTCACTGATGAGGAGCAAAAGCTATTCGATGATCTGTTGGCACAAGTTCAACAGGTGGATAAAAATTTGGAGGCATTGCTGGTACAGGAACGTCTCTTGGCTGGTGTCGCAGCGCCAGTCGAGCAGCCAGGAAATGATCCAGGGACAATTGATACTGAGCGTGCGCCACCAGCCCCGTCCGGTTTGATTTTGCCACAGATCAAATTTACTCCGTTTCCTGGTCAGGCTTTCACGCGATATGTGATGGCTATGGCAAACTCCAAAAATCAGCTTCCTGTGGCTTTGCAAATTGCTCAGAGATGGAGGCATGAAACGCCAGAAGTGGCAATCGTTATCGAAGCGCAAATGCGCTCGAACGTCAAGATGACTGATGCGTTTATCCAGCAACGTGCCGCTGTTGCTTCTGGTACGACTACTGATGCGACGTGGGCCGGTCCTTTGATCTATGCCCAAAATTTGGTCGCTGAATTCATCAATTTTTTGCGGCCGCAGACGATTGTGGGGCGTCTATCGCTTCGTCCCATTCCGTTTAACGTTCGCATCCCTCGGCAAACGGCTGGCGCGTTAGCTCAGTGGGTTGGTGAAGGTCTGTCCAAGCCAGTCGGTCGTTTGAGCTTCGATGCCATTACTGTCCCTTGGGCCAAGATGGCGTTGATCATGGTGATCACGCAAGAGTTGTCACGCTTCTCGAACCCAGCTGCTGAAATGCTGGTACGTGATGATCTTGTTGAGGCTATGTCTCAATTCAAGGATCAACAGTTCATTGATCCGTCGGTAGCTGCTCTTGCCAACGTTCGGCCTGGTGCGATTACTAATGGCATTCCTGCGGGAAACTCTGTTGCTTCAACGGGCCAGACTTTTGCTGCTATCAATCATGATGTGGAAACGCTTTTGATTTCGATGGCAACGCATGAGATGCCGCTTACACGTCCCGTTTGGATTATGACGCCTGCGGCAAAAATCATTCTTATGGCCGTTCGTACTGCCTATGACATCTATGCGTATCCAACGGTGGCCGCGAACAATACGTTCTTTGGCTATCCAATCATTACCTCGAACAATGTTCCATCCGTTATTGGTCCGCCAGTAACGAACCCACTCATTCTTATCGATCAGAATGAGTGCTTTTATGCGAGCGACAATGGTATTGATATCTCGGCATCGGAGGAAGCGTCCCTCCAGATGGACAGCGCGCCTGCGACGCCACCCACACCACTTGTCTCGTTGTGGCAACAGAATATGCTTGGTCTCAAGGCTGAGGAGTACAACTATTGGTTGCGCCGTCGAGATTATGCCGTTGGTATGATCACCGCTTTCAATAATACTCCGGTCTAGTTGTCCACAATTGCTAGACCTCAGGGGTGGGGGACAGGTTCTTGGTCGTCCTTGTCTCCCATTCCTAAACTTTGGAGGGCGTTAATGGCTAAAAAACCTCAATCAGAACAAGAACTGTTGGTTTCAGAGATCAATATGTATACCAAAGGTGAGCCTGATAAGACAGTCCGCATTGGTCAATTCTTTTATGCGGATCGTTCAATGGCTTCCGATATGATTCTTGGCAGGATTGCGTCGAAGCCTACACAACAAGAAAGGGATTGGTTAAAAAACCAGCCCAAAGGAACATACAATCGTCGGGATATGAATGCTCGGGACTAACAGATGGCTATCCTCCCCCGAATTTTGCGTACTGTTCCGAAAGGTTGGCTTAAACCTATTGTTGATCAATGGTTTAAGGCAAATGGCAGCAATGTAGCTGTTCATTGGCCAAATCCACAGTGGCCTGGTTATGGCACCGGAATGGGTGATCTTGGGCCACCTGGGGAATGGCAAACGCGCAATCGGGGGCAAAATCCCGATATGTTTGCGTCGTTCTCTGCTGTATATACATGCGTTCAAACAATCTCGGGGGACGTTGCGAAACTTCCAATTCAATTTTATGATATTCATAAGGATGGAACAAGAGAATTAAATTTGACGTATCCTTTGAATAAGCTTATTGCTAAGCCAAATCCGTATCAAAATAGATACCAGTTCATTCAAATGTTTGTTATTTCATATTTGATGTCTGGGAATACTTATGTATATTTGCGACGTGATTCGAGAAATTTGATCAATCGAATGGATATTTTGGATCCACGGAGAGTGATCCTTTATGTTGCTCCTGATGGTTCTATTTTTTATCGTATTGGTATTCATCCTCTTGCTGGTATTCTTAATCCGACGATGGTTCCTGCTCGTGATATATATCATCATCGAATGATCCTTTCTCCGAGTTATCCATTGATGGGTGTTACGCCTATTTATGCTGCTGCCGCATCGACGCAAACTGGTCAGCAGATTATGGGTAATTCTCAAGTGTTCTTTGCCAATTCTGCTAGGCCAGGGGGAGCATTGACTGCGCCAGGAAAGATTAGTGATGAGCTTGCTACTCGATTGGAGCGAGATTGGACTAATTCGTATGGCGATTCACGTTCGGGCAAGACAGCTGTCCTTGGTGAGGGTTTGACATTTGTTCCAATTTCAATGAGTTATGTTGATGCTCAAGTAATTGAGCAATTACGTTTTTCGATTGAGGATGTGGCTCGTGCTTTCCGTGTACCTGGCTTTATGCTTGGGGAATTAACAAAGACTACATTTCGTAATACTGAGCAACTCAATCGGTCATATTTGAATCAATGTCTTGCGACGCATATTGAATCAATTGAAACTGGTTTTGAGGATTTGTTTGAGATTACGGGTTTTATGGATATGAAATTTGATCTCAATGCGCTTTTGCGTACAGAGATTGATTTGCGTTATACTGCGTACACAGCGGCTCTACAATCTGGATGGCAAACCATTAATGAAGTGCGTCGATCTGAAGGGATGTCGCCAATCGCTGATGGAGATGAGCCTTTGGTTCAAGCCCAGATGCGGCCTTTGTCTGTCATTGCTGATGCTACAAGCTTTGATATGTCTGGAGGCAATATGGGCGGCGATGGCGGCGGCGATGGCGGCGGCGATGGCAAAAAACCTGCTACTCCCCCAGATGAAGGGGAGGATCCAAATGTTGGTCAGACGGACTTTGATACTCCACGTGTTCGCAGGTTGTTAAAGAACAAACTCCGTATGCGGGGGATAATCCATGCCTAAGGATGGAAACATAGATCGACGTACTCTCGAGGATACTATATCGGACATTCTCGCGGATGCGCTCGAAAATATCTATGAGAGCCTCGGAAAAAGAATTGAGGAGGCTGTAGCTAGAGCAGCATCCAATCAGCTAATCTATCGGGACGTTTGGCACGAAGCTATTCGTTATCGTTTGAATGAAATTGTAACTCATGGTGGGGGACTATGGATATCTTATCGTGATAATCCTGACAAACCTGGGGAACCAGATTCAGGATGGCGTCTTATAGTCAAGCGTGGGGAACCTGGAAAGAAAGGCGACACTCCCTCTTTAACAATCAATATTGATGGAGTTTTGACCGCGACGTATCCTGATGGAGTAAAAAATGATATTGGTTCTGTGAAGGAATTGATTCGAGGATTGCTAATCGAGCATGGCTTAGGAGGCAATCGTGGTGCTTGATCTAGCTACGATTAAAGATGATATCGGTATGGATCCTGCGGATACAACAAATGACGCTTGGCTCCAAAGACGCATTGACGCTGTTCTTGAGAATTTTCGTCAATATACTCATCGTTGGTTGTATCCGCTTGCGGTGTTTACTGATGATTGGCGACCAATTCCATATGAGCGCATCGGATTACGTTTTCCTCCAGGATCAGCTGGCACTGCTTGGGGAGTGTCTAATTTCCTTAAGGAATTTCCAGTCAAGTCAATTGACTCGATTACAGATAACCAAGGGACGGTGATTGATCCTGCTATGATCCGTTATGACGGTTTGTCTGGAGAATTGTTGAGTCAAACTACTGATAATCAGTATTGTATTCATCCAGTCTCGCAACAGCTTCCGATCATTCAATATCAAGCAGGTTATGAAATTTTGCCATCAGATTTGTATGATGCTATGATCGGGATACTTCAATCTCTTTGGTCAGTTCGCTCTACCCAAAAGTCTGGTCTTGGTATTGCTGGTATGATACCTCAGCAGGTGACAATTGCTGATGTTGGAACTGTTCGATTGACAGGGTCACCATATACAGGTTCTGTGTTTACAGAAGTAGGTGGCAAGACAATTATGGATCCATTGTTGGGTCCATATGGATCAACTTTGGATAGTTACAAGGATTGGAGGAACATTATTGCAGCTTTTGGGCGTCCTGTGACGATTCAAATATCTTCAAATCCAACCATTCAGAAATCCCCCGAGGGGACTAATGTTTAACGTCATTGATGAAACATCAAACTCTTTTAAAACATTTTTTAAGATGTTTGGGCGTGATAACACATATCGCTTAAACCCAACTGGAGAAACAGCTACAGTTCAAATGTTCTTGCGTGGCGTATCTGAGGATGACCTTTTTGCTGGAGCGATGCAACAGGATCAGGTGGCCATATTTATAGCAAGTGATTGGGTTACAGCCTTCCCTTCAAGAACTACACCTGCGCGTCTAGATCGTATTATAACAGCAACTGGAACATTTGCTATTGAACAATGGCGTGGTTCGCCGAATGATGGATCGCCAGTATTCTTTAAGACTTTGTTGCGTGGTGGTTCACAATGACTCCTATTCAAATTTTTGAACAAAGATGGAATGACTATGGCATCTCAATTCCGTATTATGAGACGGTCAATAAACAAATCAGTACTGATACGCTTCCTGACCAATGGGCATCTGGTCTTGATCAGCCAAGTAATCGGGTTGATGTTACTATGGGCTCTAGCCCTTGGGTTGATATGACAGGTAATATAATGATTGGTTTGTTTACAAGGTCTGGTGGTGGTCCATCGGTTTTGGATACAGCAATCCAGGAAGTGAGAGATTGCTTTCACGGGTTTGCTAGAGACGGTTTGGAGATTCAGCAAATAAATGGTCCACACGATTTGGATCCTCAAGCTGATGGAGAATGGTGGCGAATAATGTTATCTGCTCAATATGTGTATTATGAAAGGCGAGATGCCACAGGCGCAGGAATGGGCGACTGGGTAGGCTTTCCGGCTAGCTGATGGCAACGCAAAGCTTTCAGATACTTGGTTTAAAACAAACGCAGGAGAACATGCGGCAATTGGATGCTAAGTACAAGAAAAAGATCGCAAAGGTTGCTTTGCGTTCTTTGAATTTTCACATACTTGATGTTATTAGAAGCAATACATATTCGACATTTGAACAGACAACTGGTTTGATTAAATCTGGTCTTGGTGTTCGTACAGGTAATTTGACTGGAGGGTCTATAGCTTCGTTCATTGTTGAAAACCCTCAAGCAACAATTAGTATGGGTAAAGTAGCCTTTATGTCTGTGGCGCGACGGCCACGAGCATCTGGGCTTCCCCCAAAGTCATGGGTGGCCTTTTATTGGCGCTTCTTGGAATTTGGGACACAACCGAGAAGTTTGACATCCAATGGCGCATATCGGGGCAGTGGACCTGAACGATCTTGGGTTCGTCCCTCGTTTCAACAGGCAGTTGGCGGTGCTCTTGAGGCATTTAAAAAGTTAGTCAAGGATATGACTGATGAAGCTTGCAAGGAACTGCCTTCTACAGTCCCAGGAAGGGGATCAAACTAATGGCTCGAATTTCCTCTCAGGGCACCGTCATCAAGATTGGGACGGATTTGTCCTTGGTCTCAACTGCAATCACACTTGTGACGAATACGAAGCCTGCTGTTATTACAGTAGCAAGTACAACTAGTATTGCGCTTGGATCCGTTATTATTCCTCGGGATACTGGATACAATAGCCTTGATGGTCAAGCATTTGCTGCTGAGGCAGTAGATACTACGGCCAAAACAGTGACGCTTGCTGATAGTGATACTACAAATGATACTGGTGTGACACTTGGAGCATCGGCAATGGCTGATGTTCCTAAGATGGAGGAATTGTGCCGTTCGACATTTACTGTTATGGGTCCTGCGGGAGCGACAATCGACGTTACTACGCTATGCGATGAGGCACATCGTATCGTGTCCGGTTTGCCCGCTATCGGCACATGGACTGCGAACGGTTTCTATGATTATCAGGATACTGTTCTGAAGAAAGCACGTGATTACTATCGATCTGGCGATACCATTCCGATCATGGCAGTTTTCCGCGACAAATCTGGCTTGACGTTTATGGGTACAATCAATACCTATGACATCACACTTGGTATCAATGCCGCTGTAACGACCAATATTGGCGGAAATGTTGATGGCATCGTCAATCTGTTCGATCCGATCGCAGGCATGGTCGTTATGATGGGCAAATCGGGAGGAACGGAACAGCCAGTTGCGCCAGCTGGGGAAGCAGCATTGGTACAGCCTGGGTAATAACGATGGAGAAAGGCTATGGATGAAGTAAATGGACAGGTGGAGACAAATGAATCGGAGTTGCCTCCACCTCCCCCAAAGAATTGGCGTGGACGTCCTATTGAATATAAAGAGATCAGTTATGGGAGGATGAAGGGTATTCGTAAAATGAATGATACTGATCGAGAAGCTGCGTTGCTTACGCTTCTGGCGATTTCATTCTATTATGTAGATGATAATACTCGTGTCTTTCCAAATGGAATGAAAGATATAGATGATATACCTGCCAAATTTACCAATTTGCTTATCAGGCATGCAGGAGAAAGTATGAAGGTAAATATGCCTGATGCTGTTAATGAGGATATAGGCCCAAATCCGTAACGCCAGAGGAATTGTTTGATCACCGTCTAGCCCTGGCGTTACATATGACGGTGGGAGAGTTAGAGAATAGAGTTACATTTCGGGAGATGCTTCGTTGGAAGGCATTTGATTTTCGATGGGGGCTTCCTGATGTTGTAGGAGATATTCAACATGCATTGCTATGCTGTCTTGTTTCAAATATAGCGCGCAGTTCTGACTCTTCCCCTTATGAGCCAGATCAATTTCGTATTTTGAAAGAAAATCAGAAACCTATTGCGACAGATGTTGATGCGATGGAGGGTATAACAGAAGCTCAGAAGTATCGTCTAGTGTTCGGGAGATAGAGATGGCTGTTGCTGGCGACGTAATGATTAAAGCCATTTTTGATGTGGCTGAAATCAAAACTGGTGTCGATAAGGCGAATCAGCAACTTGATGAATTTGGTCGTAAAGCTGAAGCTACCTCAAAGACGGTTACATCGGCTCTTGAGGCTATTTCTACTGTTATGAAAGCTTTGGCAGTTAAAGAGTTGATTGAAAAGTTTATTGATTGGACTTCTGAAGTACAAAAGAATGTTGCAAGCATAACTGATCTTGCGAAATCTTACAATATGTCAACTGATTCTGTTCAGGCTTATAGCCGGGCAGCTGCAGATGCTGGTGTTTCGCAAAATGCTTTTCTGGGAATTATTCAAAATTTTAATCATGCTGTTGATCAGGCAGTAGCTGGTAATGCCCGTGCTATTGATGCTTTTAAGGGTATTGGTGTTCATGTTCTTGATGCATCAGGAAAGCAACGTGATTATAACAAATTGCTTGAGGAAGCTTCTGGTAAACTTCTTAATATGGGTCCATCTGCTGCTAAGACGCGAGCAGAATTGGTTTTATTTCAGCAAACAGGTCAACAATTAACTGATACCTTAAAAGAAACTCAAAAACCTGTAGATGAATTAATTCAAAAGTATTCAGATCTTGGTCTTATTCATGGACCAAATGTTATTAAAATGATGAAAGATTTGGAGGATCGATCAGAGAAAGCAGGTAAGGCACTCGAGGTATTTTTTGCGCCTATTATTGCTGCTGTTAAGACGGCAGTGCTTGAGTCAATTGCTACAGGTATTCAGAATGTAGCTAAAATCATATCTGCGATTGATTTTTCTAATTGGTATAAAGTCGCTGCGTTGCTTGCTGCGTTTGCCAATCCTGCTTCTGCCGGAGCCTTGTTAAGTCAAATATTTGGTAATGCTGATTTTGGTAAGACTGTAGCTGCCGGAATGACTCAGGATACTTCTGACTCGATCAAGAAGTCCTTGGATTATACTCAAGGCCAAGTCACAGAATTAGAACGTCAATTAACAAAAGGAATGAATGTCGGTAAACAATTGGAAGAACAATATCGTTTGCTTGATCAATTGCGAAACAAATATGTAGCAAATCAATTAGCTCAAGGTGGCGGATCAACTGATGGATATACACGTCCTTTGCCCGATGTCCCTCCCCCAGATGCTACTGATCCAGCGATTCATCGTATTCCACGCGGTGGCGGGGGAGGCACAGGTATTAATAGGACGCAAGAATTATTGGATCGTTTGGTTTTACAAACTGCTGCTGCTCGAAAAGCAACAGCCGATATGCTTTCTCAAGCACAACAGGGCATGGATCTAAAGACGATTGAAGAAGGTGTTGAGCGTCAAAAGAAAGTAGATGATTTGGTAGCTAAAATTGAATCATCTGCTAAAGCGCGTGGCATGAATAAGAGTCAAATAACAGCAATTGCTGAAGCATTTGTCGGTAGTGAGGAAGAATTTAATAAGACTAAACAATATTTGAATCAAGCTGAAGAGACAGAGAAGCGTCTTGGGGATGGGATGAAAACTCGAGATGCTGCGCTTGTTCAACTTAATAAGGAATATGCTACTGGTACATTAAGTCTTGGTGCTTATAATCAAGCATTACATAACATTACTGAGGCATATAAAGATCAACAAGATGAGAGCAAACGTCTTCAGAATGATTTTGAATCATTAGAGGCAGGTATTGATAAAGCTGCTCGGGCATGGCTGAAATCTAATGATATGTTTTCTATGGGAGGACAATTGTTCTCTGGCTTTGTTGATACTATGTCTAAAGGATTTGAAGATTTGGCATTTAATGCTGGGAAATCGTTTAATCAAATATTGACTGATTTTGGTAAGATGCTAGCTGAGATGGCCTTTAAGATGGCTATGTATAAGATGTTGTCTTGGGCTTTTAATGCGATGGGATTGGGTGGTTTGGCATCTGCTGGTCAACCTGGGTCGCCTTTCTTTGGACCATCTGTTCCAATGCAATCTGGCGGAAGTGTTTATCCAGGAATGGATTATCTTGTTGGTGAGACAGGTCCTGAAAGATTTACACCTGATGTTGCAGGTAAAATAACGCCAATGGGATCATCTATGGGACAATCTGGAGATATTAGTATCAATGTTGATATGGGCAATCAAGGTTCGAGTATATCGACTAACCAAGCTGTGGAGTTTTCTCGCAAGCTCAAAAAGGCAGTTGTGGATACTATTACAGATCAGCAGCGTCCTGGAGGGGCATTATATAGGAGGCAGACAGCATGATCCCTTCAGACCTGACGCCTCAGTGGAATTGGTGTCCGATACCGGGGATGTCTGTGTCCAAAAAGCTTATGGTTGAAGTCGTTAACTATGGGGACGGATATATACATCGTAATACGAGGGGATTGAATCCTGTTCGTCCTAGTTTTCAGGTTCAATTTCCGTTTATATCTGATCAAGAATTGTCTAATATGGATAGCTTTTTGACGAGTAACGCTGCTCAAGGATTTTGGTTTGCTCCACCAAATCAATCTCCGATATTTGTTACTGTTGATGAATGGGGTTATAACATCGAGATAGTCAGGCGCAGTGATGGCGTCTGCGGGCAGATGCAGATGACTATGGTACAGCAGTTTAACCTACAGCCAGTTACTCCCCCTACAATTGCGCCGCCTGCTGAGCCAATATCCGTTACGGGGAATATGACTGTTGGATCGGAAGCACATCAAAAGGGAATTGTTCAAAATGGCGCAGCGGCTTATGTAACGTTTGATGCTGCGATGCAAAAGGGAACGATTATTCCTTGGTTAAGACTTGGGGACGGTTTAGTCTTTACAGTTGGTGGTAATGGAGTGATCATAGTTGAAATGACTGGTTATGATCGGGCATGGGTAATCAATTCGGCCGGAACTGCGTGGTGCGTAGAAAATACAGACGGTAACTCGCCTGTGATTTCTCTTAATGGCGATCTAAGTGGACCATCTTCCTGATGTACATCAATCGAAATGAATATCATCCGCGCGTACATGATTACATAAGCGCGCTTCCATCATCGAATAGGCCAGCAAATGCCTATTTCAAAGGCATTAACACATTTGTGAAGTATCTGATTAATTCAGGCCTTTGGAATGCTTGGGGTTGTATTGGCATTCTTTGTGCTAATAATCAAAATAATTGCCTTGTGGATCTGCGCAATCCAGCTAACAAATTTACTGTAAATGGAAGTCCAGGTCCATTATTGCCTTATCAATCTTGGCAGGGGGATGGAGCGACATTTTATTTGGATACGCATTATGCCCCATCTACTAATCTAGGCTTGCTTGATCACGCATTTGGAATGCATGTTCAAAATGATTTAGTTCATTTAGGCGGACATGGCGTTTTTGCTGGCACAGGGCAAATCTCTTTATCTGTAAGGCGCAGTCCTGCTAGTGGTGCAATCTATTCTGTATCTGGGACAACTCTTGTTCCAAAATCAACAGGTTATGGTTTTCACGGTCTATCTCGAACGCAATCTGACGTTGCGCGTTATTATACAAACGAGGCAGCTGCTAACATTACTTGCGCCGTCGGAACAATTATGCCTACTGGGAACATTCTTATATTTCGTCAAGGTAAATCTTCTGGTTGGTCATCTGATGCTTTATCTATGTTTTGGATTGGACATAGTCAAGGTGTCACAGATGCGATGATCTCAGGGGCTTATCACGTTTGGCGAGAGGTTTTGATTGGCTTCCAGACTTTAATCTTTCCCTTGATACCTCCCCCATTGACTCCACCAAATGCGTTCCAAGCTGGGACACGGCCATATGTTAGTCCTGTAGGACAATTAATCATTCGTCAATTTCCAGGTGTCCCTCCAGATGATGTAAGTGATTCTACAACAATATATTCTATGGATCCTTGTGATGTTGGAGTAGCACGACCTTGGTCAATTTTGAACTCGACTGAAACTCGTATTCAACTTGGCGAGATTGTTTGGGAAGATAGAAACAATTTTGCGCCACCACCTTTGAATAAGCCAAATGATACTAATGGTTCTATCAAATACGTAGTTCATGGAGTTATGTCGACTGCTGTTGTAACGACTCAAGGATCAGGTTATGGATC